ATTTACAAAAACACAGAATATAATAGAAAACAATTGGACATTCTTACAAAAGAGTTAGTTCAGTTTATTAAGGATGGGGATACTGCAGTTCAGATAGTTCCTATGATAAAAGAGTATCTTGAAATAAATGTCAGAAATGACGACCAACTAGTAAAGATGGCTGGTATCGTTCAGAGACTTATATCTGCAGAAGGTAAAGCTGGTGCAGAAGATGAGTTTGGACTATCAGAAGAAGAGAAAACTCAATTACTATCTGGTATTGAAGATACTATAAAAGATATACAAACAGAGTCAGATAAGATACATAATAAAATAGAAAATGCTGATAGGATAAATTAATGGCATATAGAGAAAAAAGGAATATTGACCAAACAACCTCTATACCTTTAAGTCGTTTAGCAACACCATCAGAAATTAGTTCTTACATAAAAAGATTAATTACTGCTTCTCAATATGATTATCATGAATCAGAAGCTATGGAAGTACAGAGTGTTACGTTAAACGAGGTAAATAATCGTGGTTCTGTATCTGGTACTTTTTTAAATAGTGGTAATTTTTTAGAAAACGTAAAACCTTTATTTGGAAACATGACCACAATACCTGTTATTGGTGAACACGTTGTGGTAACAGAATTTAATGGTCAACAATACTATTCTACTATTATCAACAGAAAAGGTTCTACTAACGAAAATTCAATACCTGGTGCATCAGGTACTTATGTAGAAAACACAAAGTATGGAAAAACTTTTGAAAGAAAAAAAGTAAAACCTATTGAGATAGGAGAAGGGTGTATTACATTTGATGGTAGATTTGGTCAGACATTACATTTTGACGGACACGACAATACACCAAAAATAAAAATATCTACACACGTTGATGAATCGGATGGAAACTTTAGAAAAGAAAGTATTGATAATGATGACGCATCAATATATTTAATATCTCGTGGTATGAGGGATAAGTTTGATGGTGAACAGATTGAAGGAAAAAAAGTGTTAATTCAGTCCGATGGTATATTTATTAAAGGAAGACAAGAGGTGAAAATTAATGCACCTAATTTAAGTGTAATTAAAGACGAAGTAAAATTAGGTAGTAGAGATGCTACACAAGCAGTAGTATTAGGAGATGAACTGAAAAAAATATTAGAAGATATTGCTAGTGTGTTAAAATTATTACCAGTAGCAATTGACAACACACAATCACCGTTATCTGCTAAAGATCCTCAAATGGTAAGTAAGATAGCTGGATTGACATTAAAGATAAATAATATGTTAAGTAAAAAAGTAAAAACGATATAGGAGTTATCATGACTAAAAAACAGTTGGTAAAAATAATCCAAGAAGTTGTTCGTAGGGAAATAAAAAAAGAGATAAATGAGATATTTATTAACGAACAAAAAACTTCATCTAAAAAATTAGCTGATGTTATACCACAAGTATCAGAACCAAGAGAACAAGTAAAGTATACAAATAATAAATCTTTAAATGAAGTTCTGAATGAAACTGTTGGTCTTAGTAAAAACCAAACTAGTGAATATCCAACAATGGGTGGTGGAACATTTGACACTTCAAGAATGACTGAACTATTAGGGTACGGTCAAACAGATGAAGTTAAACGTGACATGGTTGCTGTAGATACTATAAAGAAAGCTGGAATGTCTGTTGACCAAGTACCAGACCATGTAACAAATGCATTAACAAAGGATTATAGTAAATTAATGAAAGCATTAGATAAGAAAAAACAAGGAGGATTGGGATAATGCCAAGAAGTGCTAGAGAAGTAGATTTAGATCCTAGAACATATGTTGGGTTATCTTTTCCTTTAAGGGCAGATAACAATAACAACTTTACTATGACTAAAAATTCTTTACAACAGTCTAGACACAATCTTAGGAATCTGTTATTAACTTATCCTGGTGAAAGAGTAGGTAATCCTGAGTTTGGTTGTAGGTTAAGGGAAGTATGTTTTGAACAACATGATGAAAACTTACCATCAAAAATTGAAGATGTGATTATAGAAGCAACAAACGTATTTTTACCATATATTAACATAATTGATATAGAAACTTTAACTGAGGAAAACCAACCAGAAAAAATATTTGTTAGTATAAAATTTTCA